TTAGAAGTCTGTGATAAATATCAATTACTTTAGCTGTCATTTGTTTCGATATACTAATATTATTGATGATTTTTTATGTCAGGAAATAAATATTCGATTTTTAAATGTCACAAGAAGGGGGGGGGGCGTCTGTGCGATACCTTTTATACTTTTTTAGGTATTTTTATGGAAGAAAGCATAAATAAAGCAATATAATTTCACTATATGTTATGATTTCTTGGATATGATCAAAAGCGTTAGGTGATACTAAGGGATCGCCCCGTGCGATACTTTATATCTTTTTTAGGTATTATTTTACACATCAATACAAAAATGTAAAAATATTACCTAAATGTGGTATTAGGTGTACCCCTTAGGAGAAAATGGGTAACAAAAAAGGAGTGCATAAAGGAGGATGTGGTGATCTATTTCAAGATGATATAACAGAATTAGCTTTTCTATTATAAAAATAATAGATGTGCTGCACCAAGTGATGACGCTGAATAAAATTATTGTATGATACCATTTGACTGAACAATATCATTGAACTACCCAAAAAGAACCACTTGACGACATCATTTTATTGAACTATTATGTGTGTGGGCTAAAAATATTGAAATACGAATTTGTTTTGTTTTGCATTATTTAGGAACGTTGTAGTATACATACACAGAATGTCATTAGTGCATCCTTATAATCGTGATAATAATGTTTACAAGGATGAAATGAACAGACGCATGATGGAAGTAATTACATTAGAATATTCAAATTTAGAAGAGAGAATGAATCTTAAAGTTTTAGCTTTTGATGGAATAAAACAAAGAACAAGCAGAAAATTGATGAATTGTGGAATCAAAAGAGAAAACATAAGGTTGATAGAAAATGATGTTGATACATTTGAAATTCATGATAGAAATGGTTTTAGGTGCACATTCGGAAATGCAAAAGAAATTTTTGCAAAAAAAGCAGACATGTGCTATGATATCATTGTACTGGATGCAATTGGTGAAGCAAAATCAATATTTGGATTGATGCGACTTTTAATTAAAAATGATTATACTAAAAGGAATACAATATTTATTTCGACATTTGTCAGGAGATGTATTAAAACATCATATAGCTCAAGTTTTAGGAGTTGTAAAAGTATGTTATGTAGATGGTTGAATATAAAAATTGTTGATTTGTGTGATAGTTTATCATATGGTGCTCCACGAAATAAACAATCTAACATGATTACATATTTTTGGCAAATTAAATCCAATCGAATTAAATTTTAATGTTATTGTATAGTTTTGTTTTTATGTTAAAAAAAAGTATTCTGGATTGATACGTAGACCACAAAATATAATAATACCACATCATTGAACTCCGATTAGTTTCTTTGCATTGTATTGTCAAGATTTTCACATAGTTACGAAACTAATAATCAAAATAAACAATATATGCAAATGAACATTCAAAAGAGATTTAGAAAAATTCAATTTAGATTTTGTCATGAATATCCACAATATTGGAATAGGGTTTTAAACAATAAGCAAACAGGTGGTGCTTTTCCAGAAAAAATAAAAATAACATCTTTAGATAAGACCTATTGGTTTGTTTATGAACATGATGAAGGTAGTGATTTTTATATGATTTATGACAAAAATGATGATGAACGATGTGTAATTATATTAATTGATATGAAATTAAAGATTGCTATTATCGAGAATCTAAACGGTGATAGACCTAATTGTCCAAATGGCTCAAGATTAATGAGAGCAACAATGAAATTTTTGAGACATAACAAAGATAAATTTGGTATTAATAAGGTGGTATTAAAAGATAATTCGGTAAAGCATTGTTTTGGAAATAGAATCAATTTTGGGGATATGTATATGCTTCTAAATGGTATCACATGGTACACAAGTTATGGATTTTTACCATATGATCCAAGTAAAGATAAACAAGATAAGTTGTTGACAAAAACTGTTGTTAATAACAAAAAGATTATTGATAATGTATTAGTGAAAGATGTTATTAATTTGAAAAAGTATGTAAGTAAATATTCATGGAAAGGATTTGATGTTAATAAAATAGATGAAATGAAAAATAAGAAACTATCACTGTATTTGAAATGGATTTTAAGTTCATATGACAAAGATTCATGTACATTATTTTACAATATTTATAGAAAGATTATGTATGATTTGGGTATAGAGTCATTACATGGCAAACCATTTTTTTATGATTTTGCAATGGTACAATTGATGATCAATAAAAAAGAAAAGTAAACATATACTTTAAATGTGGACATATAGTATCCAATTATTGTATTGGACCATTTGATTGACCAATAACATTGAACTGTCCGGGGGTTCCAAAAGAATGATATATTGAAGTTAGAGGGCACCCCCCAAACTTTAATATGTATATAGATTATACATGCCAAAAATCCATCAAACTTTCATCGATTTGTTGAAAAAATATACGAATATAGATACAGAATTTATTAATGATTTTTTTCAAAAATTTAAAATAGGGGGTGAATTAGAGTTTGATTTGAAAGATACAAAGGTTGCTAAATATCTTGGTATAACCACGCAGACATTGCGAGAACGATTATCGAATAAATATTCCAAAAAAAAATTCTACCTTGAAAAAGCAGATTTCATCAAGGTAAAAACTGGAAAAACATCGGGTGTCACCTATATGTTAAACTATCAATGCTTTGAAAGATTAGCCATGTCAGGAGATTCTGACCAATCGGAAGTTGTCAGAAACTATTTTGTCAAATTGAGAGAATTTATGACAGACAATCAAAAATTAATTTATCAAGCAATGATTCACAAAGATGATTTGAAAAAATATGTAGGATACGAATGTATTTATTTTTTTGCAGTTGATGAAAAGAAAAACTTGTTTAAATCCGGTCACACAAGTGATATTGTCGCACGTTTGAAAAATTACAATGTGGGAAGAATAGAAGAGGTTGATTTGAAATATCTTGTAATAGTTAAAAATGCAAAACTTATTGAAAATTGCATTAAACTTAAATTAAAAGGAAAACAGTTTTTGAAAAACAGAGAAATTTATGAGGTTAACCCAGATGCATTAAAACAAGCAATTTATGATTGTTATTGTAAATATGTAACAAAAAAGGAGAATGACACAATGTATGAGGAATTGTCTTCTATTGCAGAATTTTATGGATATATTAAGAATAAAAAAACTATCAAACCATATGTGATAATCAGCAAATAATAAATTTATCATATTGTATTATTTTCCTTAAAAAACATTCATGAGATGAACATAATATAACAAAAAACTAGATATATGATCATATTATACATTTTGATAATATGATCATTTTGAACAATCAAATGAACATATACAAAAGTTTTTATCAAAAAATCATTTTGATAAAAATATTGAAAAACACATATTCACACAATTAAATAACAATAATGTAAATATGTACAACAATGACAGAATTGGATGATTATGAAACCTTTTTTGCAAAAGTGCATGATGATTTTGACAAAATATATCAAAAGAAACTTGGAGAACATAAACATGCTATATCTGTTGGATTAAATGAAAGTGAATATACAGAAGGATATGGTAAGATTGGTGATGGCATATTTGAGAAAAAAGATAGATATATTGTGCATAGTTTAGGAGCAAAATGGAATGATCACAACGACACTAGGTATACTTTTACATTTGCCATTGATAATTGGGGAGATTTTCAGGTCCGAAAGACTCAACAGTCTGGATATGCCCAGCCAATTTACACCCAACAATTCAGCAATAAAGATATTGGTGTTTGGAATAAAAAATGTGCATTGTATCGATTGCCTAATATATTAATAGAGTTGGTAAAGAAAATAACAATAGTTGATTATCTTGATTATCGTAATTATGAATTTGAAAAAATACTAGTTCCTCTAATGACAGAAATATGTAACATGGCAGAACATTATTATAAAAAATTCACTAAATATGAATCACTATACAAATCGGACAGATTGACAAGCTATGATGAACTATTAATCAGTCACACTAAAATGGAATGTGAACTAACACACAAAATTGCCGAACTTGAAAAAAGTGTTGAGTATTGGAAAAATAAATATGAAACAAGTGATGAACAAGTAAGATTAGATGCACAAGAAAAAGAACTTGTTGAATACAGGAAACAAGAACATGAAAAGAGTATTGAGATGGAAAGAATAACAAAAAAATGTGAAAGGCTAGAGGAAATTGTAAGAACATATAAACAATTTGCTAAAAATGTAAAACAATATCAAGTCGACAGTAACGATGAATCATGATATACTATCGTATTGGACCATTTGATCAAACAATATCATTGAGCTGCCCTGTCCAGTGGTTGACTAGAACGCACAATCTTTCACAGTATGTGTAAGATTATGGTTATAGTTTTTTGTAAAATGATTGTTTGTATAGTGACTGAATGTTTAAATCTATCATGATTTTTCTATAAATATTATAAAATAATTTACATGTACCCTTATCATAATCTTGTAGCATCCATTTTAAATACAATGATAATTTTTCATTTTTCATTTCATCTATTTTTTTAATATCAAAATCTTTGGGTGCAAATTCACTAACATACTTTTTTAAGTTAATCACATCTTTTACCAAAGTTTTGTTAAGAATCACATTATTTTTTACTGCAATGCTCAATGATTCTCTATCTTTGTCATCACTTGCAGAATCATATGGCAAAAAGCCAAAGCTCATATACCATGTTTTTCCATTAAGAAGCAAATACATATCACCAAAACGAATAGTGTATCCAAAACAGTTTTTTAGTGAAGTATCACTCAGAACCACTTTATTGATATCCAGTTTATTTTTATTATGTTTTAAAAAAGTCATTGTTGCCATCATTAATTTAGATCCGTTAGGACAACTTGAATAATCACCATTTAGATTTTCAATAATAGCCACATGTTTTTTTCCATCGATGATTATCATTACGCATCTCTTATCATCATTTTCATCATACAACATATAAAAATCAATTCCGTTATCCCTTTCATAAACAAAATCATATATTTTTTTATCAATTGTCATACTAACCTTTTTTGGTAAATTGCCACCAACTTGTTTTGTTGTGATAATTTTATCATAGTATGATGGATAATTTAGACACATAATATGTTTTGCTCTGTGGAATCGCTCGATATAATCCATTATATATTATGAAGGGTTTATTTATTGGTTGTTGTGAGAATGTGTATATGGTATTCGTACTTAGATACATTGTTATAACATGGTTATGTTGTGCCATTTGATTGAACAATATCATTGAGCTACCCAGTGGTTCCAAAAAGGGACGCTTATCAGCATCCCTTTTTGGCCATCGCAATGGTTTTCAATCAGACATCAATGATACTGCACTATCAAATTAAATCATACATTCAGTCAACATATTAAATAATTGTGATTGTCTATTACATTTTTTATCTAAACCATTTTTATAAGAATCAATGTGAGAAATAATTAAACATTTTTTAGAAGCTCTACTCAATGCAGTATATATCATATTTTTGTTTAAAAAATTCTTGTCACCCTCAGTAAAAATCAATATGGCAATCTTATTTTCTGATCCTTGATATTTGTAGACTGTGTTGATGTATGATAAGGACATATATTGTTTGGCATGGAATATGCTCATGTGGATTGTTATTGTGCCAATACTATGATTAGAAAATGCGATTTCATAAAAATTGGCATCAACATTTGTAATTTGACCAATCATTCCATTGTACAAATCATGTTTTGATTTAACTATGATACATTTCTGACATCCATTACATGATTGTCTCTTACAGCTTTTTTTATATGCTGGTTCATATTTTATTTCATCATCTGTGTAGTACATAAAAATATAATATGTATGTTTTACATAATATGGCAATAGTAAAACAAAAAAGTGAATATGATGCAAAAAAATTAATAACATTTGGATTAACAATAAAACAAAAACTCAATGAGAAAAAAGAATGGAAGAAAGTTTTAGAAACTCCAAAACAATGGAACACATGTACATTAAAAACAGGAAAAATTACACAAGAACACAATGCTATTGGAATGTTAACGGGCAAAATAAATAAAATATTTGTTATTGATATTGATGATGTTGATGACTGGACAATGTTATTAAAAAAAACTAACAATGAAGAGCCAAAAACCGTAAAAGCAATTAGTGGAAATGGTGGAATACATCTTTATTTCCAATATTCAAAAAAATTGGATGATATTACAACAAAAAATGAGGCAATTGTGTTTGAGGATAAACCTTTGAAAATTGATGTTAGAACAAATGGAGGATTCATAATATGTCCTCCAAGTGAATATTATCATGAAGGAAAAAAAGCAAATGTGAAATACGAATGGGAATATACAATTTGTGACTATGCTTTATTGTATTTGCCGGATTGGCTCACAAATTTATTTTTACAAAAACAAAACAAGAATGGAATAATGAAGATTGTGTCACCCGTTAATGATAAAGCATTGTTAAGTGCAGAATGTGAACACTACGAACAGTCTGATTTTACTGATGATGATATAAAAAAACTGTGCTCATTTTTATCCAATGATAGAATTGATAACTATAAATTATGGATAGACATTGGTATGTGTTTGAAAAATTTGTCTGATAAATACTTGAAAATTTGGACTGATGTATCAAAAAAAAGTAAAAAATTTGACGAAAAAGAATGTCATGATAAATGGAAATCATTCAAAATTACGAAGAAAGGTTTTGGAATTGGTAGTTTGATAATGTGGTGTAAAGAAGACAATAAGAAAAAATGTGATGATCTTCTAAAAGAAAGAAACATTAAAACATTTGTTGACAAGAATAAGGATAAATTTCCTAATAATGATCTAGAAATATTGGATATTAAAACGAGCAGTGATTATCACTACATAACATTAAATGATAAATATTGTCCAATTATTGAAAAAGAGCATAAGAAAAAAAATATGTTTTTAGAATTAACACCATATGAACTTGTTATGAAATGTAACAGATGTATTGGATACAAATATCCATGCGAACATATAAAACCAACACTGAAAGATATCAAACAATTATTTAATATTAAGATAGACAATCTCACAATTAATAATTATTATGGTGATAGTGATGAAAATAATGATATAGAAATTTGTTATGAGAAAATATTTGATGACGATAATTTAAATAAATTAGTATTTGAGAGTGTTGAAAAAAATACTCCATCTAGTTTTGCAAGAATTGTATATTATCATTACAAAGATAAATTTAATTACGGTGAAGATGAAAAATGGTACAAATTTGATAAACATAAATGGATAAAAATCAAAAGTAAAAACTATAATTTGAGAAATGCAATAGAAGACACATTGTACAATGATTACAGCACAGTATATAAATATTACAAAGAAAAAGAAATGCAAGAGATTGCAACAAAAATAAAAAAAACAAGAAATTTATTTGGTGATACGACGATGAAAAATAACATATACATTGAATTGACAGAACTTTATTTTATTAATAATGAGGGGAAATTTTTAGAAAATTTGGACGACAATCCAAAACTCATTGGATTTGAAAACGGAATATATGATTTAGATAAAATGAAATTTAGAGATGGACAACCCGAAGATTATGTTTCCATGACCACCGGATATGATTTTGTCGAAAAGCATACTGATAAGATAAAAAATATAAAAAAATTTTTCAAAGACATAATGCCTGATAAAAATAACAGAAAATATTTGTTGTTATTATGTGGCTCATTTTTGATGGGAACAAATGCGGATGAAATATATTCAATATTCACAGGGGGTATGCGAAATGGTAAATCAACACTGTCAAATATATTAATGTATGTATTGGGTGATTATTATGGAGATGTAAACAATACATTGTTGACAAATGATTCTCCATCGGCCGACAAACCAAGACCGGAATTATTAGAAATAATTAAGAAAAGAATCATAATATCAAGTGAAAATGCACAAAAACAAAAAATAAATACTGGATTTGTAAAACAAATAACAGGAAACGACAGAATAAAGGCCCGATCACTATATTCAAATGATATAATTACTTTTATACCTCATTTTAAGCTTATTTCACTATTTAATGATATTCCAGATGTTGACAACCCCAACGATAAAGCTTTTTGGGGAAGGTGTAAATGTTTACATTTTCCTGTTAAATTTTGTGATAATCCCCAAGGTGAATTTGAAAAAAAAATAGATAAGACTTTAAAACAAGAAATAAAATTATGGAAAAATGATTGTTTTTTGTATTTTTTGAAATATTATAAATTATATGCTAAAGATGGGTTGATATTTACAAAACAAATAATGGATGTTACAAAAAAGTTTGAGAAAAATAATGATCCATTTGTTGAATTTTGTGATAATTATATTGAAACAAACGAAATGAGCATTGTAAAATGGTCGGACTTGAAAGATTCATATACACAATGGTACAGAGATAATATTGGATACAATGTACCTACAATAAAAATGATTAAAAACTATTTTGAAACACACGTTTTTAAAGAAAAAGAACGAGTAGTATCTGTCAGTAAAGAAATTATCGGAAGGGGGTGGAAAGGCTGGAAATTATTAGATGTTCAGTAAATACATGCTTTGTTTTTTACAAATTATATGCTTTTTGTAAATTATAAAAAAGTAACACATACTAATAATATTTTTAGGATTTACAAAAAATTAAACAAAATTGTAAACCATAAAAAGTACTATATGCAACCATTAATATGATAAAGTTTACAAATTTACAAAAAAAAAGATTATTAATAATTTTTTTACTATTAAAAAAAAAAGATTTTACATTTATTATTTTAGTAAGTCTTTTATAAAAAATTGTAAATTTGTAAACTTTATCATATTAATGGTTGCATATAGTACTTTTTATGGTTTACAAAATTTTCTATATTTGTAAATCTTGATCATATTTTTGTAAACTTTTTGTAAACCTGATCTAAAATGATCATAAAAAATTGCAAATAAAAAAAAGAACACTCGCAGTATATTTTAAAAAAAGATTCGAATAAAAATAATATTCATTTGATTGTGTTATTGCATTGAAACATCAATGTGTAACTTTATTAGTGGTATCACATTTGACACAAACGTATCGGAACATTTATTGACACACTCTGTTGTTTACAAGTCAATCATCATAGTATAAAAACCAGATATACTATCACATTGGCCTATTTGATCAAAACAATATCATGGAACTATCCAATATTCCCAAAAAGCGACAGTTATCACTGTCCCTTTATTGGCCATCGGAATGGCTTTCATTTGATATTAAATTGTCAAATAAAAATATGTGATTGATTATCAATAAGCACCATGTTTATAATATTTCACATAATTTTATAAAATACATAGTTTGATGACCTGACAGATAACAATATTTCATATACACTATCTATTTGACATTCAAATTAACATTTTTATTGAGTTATGTGATGGCGCGGTGGAAAAGTATCATAGCTGACCAATTACATAATTTTTTTAAAAGGTATAAAACTGGAACATACACATATTGGTATAAGAAATAAAATTTGTTTATATTAAGTTTAATCTAAAGAAATATTTTGTATTATAAATATATAATAAATGTCCAAAGAATTATCCAAAGCCACACTGTATCAATATGAAACACAAATATCAAACCTGAAGAATAATGGAATAGATGTGACAAAATGTTCATATGATGAAATATGCAAATTTTTTCAGAAAAATAATTATGCATATAGCACAATTTCTGGATATATAACAACTATTTTGCATAGTTTGAAAGAAGTGAACACTCCGGATATAATTGAATTAAAAAAACAACTGATTGAACAATCAAAAAAAATAAAAATAGTACTAGCTAATAAAAATATATGTAAAGAACTTACTGATAAAGAACAAAAGAATTTTGTGACATGGGAAACAATTGTAAAAATTCAAAAAAAAATGAAGGAATTTTGTGAATCAACTGATGATATTTCCCTTTACACAGATTATGTTTTGGTCTCATTGTATGTATTACATCCACCCAGAAGAGTAAAAGATTATGCCCAGCTTTATATGAATGATGAGGTGAATATAAATTTGAAAGAAATTATTAATGTAGACAAAATATTTGATAATGAATATGCAGAAAAATTCAAATGGATGTCACAAAAAGTTTACAATGTTGATTTAGATGCCAAAAAGAAGAATGAAGTTCAATTAGATAAAGATAATGAAAGTGATGATGACAATGATGATACAGAAGGATCTGATAATGAAGAATCAAATAATGAAAAAATGGATAAAAAAAATTCATTTGTTACATTGAATGATCAAAAATTTTTTGTATTTGAGAATTTTAAAACACAAAAACGTTATGGGAAACAAGTGTTGCAGATAAACCATGAATTGGGAAAAATAATTGAGCGTTATTGTGTTTTAAAAAAAATAAAGAATGGAGATCGTATTTTTGCCCCTAAAGAGTATTCAACACAAAATAAAAAAATAAATCAGAATACATTTTTTGTGGAAAGATTAAGAACAATATTTCAAAATATGATAGAAAAAAATATTAGTGCTAGTTCATTGAGACATATATATTTAATTAATTTTATCAAAACAGATGTATCTCCTTTTGTAAAGTCACTTGTTTCATTATGCATGGCTCACAGTATGGAACAACAAGATAAATATGCAAAAATAGGTAAAATAACAAACATGACTGATTTTCAAATAAAAAAGAATGTGTGTGAATATTACGAGAAAAAGGACAAATTTGAATTATATTCATATGGGGGACATGAGGATAAATTATTAAATGCAAAATTGTTTGAATATGTTTTGAGTGCATTGGGTAGAAATGTCACAGAAAATAAACAAGTTGGATATATATATGGTATTTCATCCCAAAACAAATTATTGTATATTGGTTCAACAATAAAGAGTATTGATGACAGATTTATTGAACATAAGACTACAAATATTAATTGTCCTGATATTTTTCACAAATTTTTGACCCAAAATGTAGAATCTTGTGCCGTCAGCGAAATAATGGCAGTTGATGTATCATCACGTTTTGAATTGACATTGTATGAAGATTATTGTATTTATATTAATAATACAATAGAAAATGGTATGAATGTAAAGCTTAATAATGCATTATCAATTTTGTTATGTAGTAATGGAAATTATGACAAGAAAATAGCAGAAATAAAAGAAACCGTTGCATCATACATTAAGGAGAGAAATGAATATTGTAAATTTTTGGATGAAAATGTATTGAGCCTAAAATTACTTACAGACATTGACTTTATTGATAATAAAAAATGGGCAAAATTAAATGGACATCTTGAATACATCGGCGAAAATCTAATCTATTCACACATGAGTCAAATGCAACCAAATAAAAAATGTAATATACACAATAAAAGTTTAATTAAAAATTATCACGATTGCATATGTAATAATACACAGAAAAAAAGTTCATCAATAATAAAGAAATTGTGGGGTCTCTATTGCTTACATAGCACCAATAAATATATTATTTTTACAAGAAAAGGGGGCATACAGAATTTATTTGGGGAAAATGTATATTTTGAAAATATTCAATTGGTAAAATTTTTAATGGATAATGGTATGAAGAATTGTCATTTTCGTCCTCTTGGTTATTTTAGTTTTGATTCTGATGAAATATATGTAGTTGACTATTTAAACACATTAAAAATGCAAAAAGGCACACATATGCGGGAATACTTGCAAAATGGATTTGCAATAAGTGATATTATAACAAATATGAACTATTTAGCACTTGGGAATAGGTACAATCTATATAATTGCAGTTCATCCACATTTGAATTCATTATAAGATCAATGAATTTACAACAACAGCATAAATTAAAAATAATGCAGAAAAAAATGGCAGAAATTGAAAAAATAAATTTGGAAGATTCAAATGAACAAAAACCAATTGTTTTGCCAGAAAAACAAATCCCCATTATACCGATTGTTGTAGAGAAAAAAGTAAATATTCAAGATAAAATATCCAATAGTGACAATGGTGATTTTGTTTGTAATAATGATATAGATACAACTATTGTAAAAGCCGGTCGGCCTTCAAAATATAAAACAGCTGAGGAAAAACATAAAGCAAGACTTGCAGCAAAACAAAAATGGTATCGCGAAAAAGGGAAAGAGAGTGTTAAATTATACAATGCAAAATATTACCATAAAGAATAAAATTAAAAAAGTCATCAAGATTACAATTTACACAATAATCAAGATTTTTTGCAAATTTGTAAAAAATCTTGCAATAATTTATAAAACATTCACAGAAAAAATATAAGAAAAAGGGGGATAAAAATTATTTATATATAATAAATTTCAATATCTTTATTTTGTAAAATTTCTTACAATAATTTATAAAAAAATTCACAGAAAAATTATAAGAAAAAGGGAGATAAAAATTATTTATATA